TGATCTAAAGGTCTGATATCAGGATTTCTGATGAGTCTATGAAGAGTTCTTTTCATTATGTCTGAGTATTTTTGGTCTTCTTCTGTTGCAAGTGGTATTGATTTACTCTCTATCATATCAAACCACCTTGCAGAAGCATCATCGTAATGTTGCACGAACTGTTCATTCATATTATTTCTATGCATGATATCATCGTTTGGTATCTCGACTTTCATATCACTACTCAATGCTGAGTAAGGGTGAAATGTTGCCTGAGTTCTAGGGGTGCCAGGAATCAAACTGAGTTGACATATCATTGGCAGTGTAATTTCTAATCTATCTCCTAATTCTCTAGTCATACCTACGATCTCGGTACCTGTCTTTAATTTTATGACTTCATATCTTGATGGTATTAAATCTTTTGGTGTTGTCATTTTAAATCAAATTGTTGAATGTTGTATGGAAAATTCTCCTCATTGTAAATATTTATCCTTTCTTTTAAGTGATTCAGAGTATAGTTTTCACATTGTAAATCATCTGCAATATCAAACAGTCTCATACTATCTTTGCCTTCTGTCTTTCGAAGACCACGACCGATTGATTGCAAGTTTCGTATTCTTGATTTAGAAGGACTCGCAAAGACGATATTGTCTATCTTTTTGATATTAACACCAGTAGAGAATGTTCCGTATGATGCAAGTATAGTATCTTCTTTGTTCTGTTCTACAATCTCTCTAACTGATTCTCTATCTTCTGTATCTGTTCCACCATAAACATAATGTAAATTACCACCCATATCTGTATTAGACATCATATCAAATAATACAGTTCCGTGTTTCTCTACATATTGAAATAATACAAGTGTATTACCTTTTAAACTCTTTACTAGATTTACTATAAAATGATTTCGTTTCTCATTGGAAACAAGATAATCCATTTCTTCTTGGTATGACATTGTATGACACTTTTCATGTTTTAATATGATACAATCTATGTCTATGTTTGCGATTGTTCCTTTATCCATGAGTTCTTTCGAAGATACTACTTTCTTAACAGGACCAAATAGTCCTTCAAGTTGCAATCTATGAACTTCTGAACCATCTAAAGTTCCTGTAGTTCCTATTCTGATTGCAGTATCTTTCATCTTCTCTAAGATACCTTTTAATGTTGTCGCCTTAAATAAATGTGCCTCATCACCAACAACTACATCGAACGATTGCATAACATCTTTAGGCGCCTTACTAAAACTTTGCCAAGTTGTAATCGTGATTTCTGAATCAAACACAGGTTGACCACTGTATATTTTACAAATGTCTTTATCATAACCATAATCTTGAAAGTCTTTTGCCATTTGTTCTACAAGAGATGTAGTAGGAACTATGACTATTGTTTTCTTATCGTTCGCACCATTTAGATACCATCTTAATAACAGATATATTATCAAAGACTTTCCTGATGCCGTAGGCGATAGTAATAATTGTCTGCCATATTTTAAAGTAGATTCGACTGCCTCTATTTGATAGTCTCTAGGTTCAAATGGCAGATTGTATTCTTTCATAAAATACTTACCAAGATCAAATCTAATATCTGTCTTTTCACCTATGACATCTTCTATGCCTTCAAAATCATAACCTCTTTCTCTACAAAAAGTATCTACATATGGTAAGAGACCAATGTATATCTTATTTGTTTTTAAAGAAAATAATCTTACTTTGCCGTCCCAATATCTATTCTTAACTGACGGCATAAACTTTGCATTTGGAACTGTAAACGAAAAGAAGTCATATAAATCTCGTGCAAGACCATCATCACAATGAACTTGCATGAACACTTCGTTTACTTTACTGACTCTTACACTAGACATAAGGATTACCGTGATACCAACTTACTAACGATACTCTTGTGCCTCTCGTTATTGGTGCAACTTGGTGATGCACAAAAGAAGGAAATATTATAAAAGAACCTCTTTCTTTTGCACTGAACGGTGCTGTTTGTATATATTGATCTACATCAATAGTTTGTGTGCCTGTTGATTTAAGTTTATCAAAGATACCAACAGGTTCTATCCATTGAAAATGACCTCCTTCATAATCATCTGGATTAGATAATTGAATAGTTGAACTAAGTTTTCTTATACGACCACCTTGTGATTGTTCTCTATCAGAAGCGTCTGTATGCCATGTATAAAAATCTCCTTTGACTTCAGCATCTGGTCTATGTCTATAGATTGTATATTGATGATTCTCTACATGGTCCCACTGATGATTCCAATTAGCATCTACTTGTGCTTGATTTATACCTGCGGTAATCTTATCTTGTATTTCGTTAGGCATAATATGATGTTCAATCCATTTTACATCTGATTGTCTGATAAAGTTATCATTTGTGCCACTTTGTCTTTCTGAATCGGGGTCATCTTCTACATTGCCTATGAGACCCTCTTCTAAATCTATGCCACTTGCAACTTTTTCTATTATATCACATTCGTGTTCTGAAAAGAACTTATCATATATTATACAATATCTAGATAGTATCATTATTGACCTGCCATAAACTTACGCCATTCTATTGTGTTCTTAATTGTTTGATGTCGCCATGTAATATTATCCATACATCTTTTGACATACTCTACTGTTTCTTGTAAATAATCTATTTGTGCTTTTAGTTTTGCTAAATCTTGATCTGAGTTATAGAAAACTTCCATATCATTTTTTAGTATCTTTAGACCATCGAATGGGTCATCTGACCAACCTAACTCTTTGATTCGTGCCTCATCCATTTTACCATTGAACCACAACCATTTGTCCTTTCTCATTATATTATACTTCATTTGAATACCTTTTAACTTTATAATGTTATCAGTTAATAAGTCTGAGTATTTTGCGTGTAATTTAGGAACATCTAGACTAGATTTGTCTAGTTCTATATCATCAATTTCGCAGTCTTTTGACCACATCAATTTTATTTCATCCAATGTCATACTATAATTATACTATACTTTTTAGTATTTATGAAGTAGTTTTTATCTCGTAAAATGTAAATCTAAATGATACTGTGCATATGGCTGGTTCTGCATCTGCGCCTGATTCTAATTCGATACTACTTAGAGATATAGGGAATGCATCATGAAATCTTATGAATCTGTTAGGTATGTTTTTGTTTGTATTGATTACTAGAGTTATGTCTGAATATTGATTCAAATCATTATCGATAGATGCAAGAACATTTGTTTTGTTTTTTGCAGTACCAGTATATGTTTCAAAGTTCTTTGTGTTAGAAATAGGAACTATCGAATCAATCCAGTTATACATTTCTGTAAAGTTAGCTAAATCTTCATCAACTATAAACGATACTTCTAGTGTATCGAACGATGCTTTATCACCTGGAAAAAATGCATCTAGACCTAGACCAGCCGCCTGAACTGCCTCTGAAAACTGAACACCAGGTATATTACATGTTCTTACATAGTATTCAACAGTAGGCACTTTATCTATTAAAAGTCTAAAGTTATTTCTGTTTAGTATCGATTTGTTGATGTCTGATTTGTATGCCATAATACTATTTATGCAAATGGGGTCTTACGACCCCACACGATTACTTCTCGTTTACAAACTCATTTAGCGCTCTAGCAGTTTGAATAACATCTTCAACACTTATGAATTGTTCACCTAATGGTTTTTTATCGTTAGGGAATATTTCATTGTGTCTGTCGATTTTTTCATTCTCTCTGTAGAGATTGCCTTCAACGAGACCTTGTGCTTGACTAAGTAAGTCTGCTCGGATTTCAAATCCTGATTTTGGTTGTGACATAATTTCCTCCTGTGTGTATGTGTGTTATGTCTGTATCTTCATGATACAATTATATTTAGTGCATAAAAAAAGGGGTCTTTTAAAAGACCCCTTATAAATTCGATACTGAATTTTACAGAATGTTGGATACAACCATTTTTCTGTAGTATTGGTTACTTCCATCTGAAGCAAGACCGTTAGCAGGTGTAGTACCTACGAATGGGTTTGAAACCATTCCGTATCTTGTTTTGAAACCAATTTTTGGTTGGAAAGTATTCTCGCCAACTGCTCTCACCATTTGTAGTGGAACATATGGGCAATAGAACATACCAGCGTCATATGGGTTTGAACCTCTATAACCAACTGTCATGTAATCCGCACCAGCATATGGGTCAACATAAACTTTAACTCTTCCGTTAAGAACACCAGCAAATGTATTGCCTGTGTCATCAACATTAAGGTTTGTGTTTAATGCAGGTGTGTAATCTAATACTCCAGCCATTGATAATGCAGAAGCAACATCAGAAGAACAAAGGATAAAGTTACCTTTTCCTCTTCTTGTTTCTTTTGCGATTACATTAGCTTCTCTTTCGATTTGGAATAATAACCCTTTGAATTTTTCAACAGACCATCTTCCGTTTGCATCTACATCTAAGTTGAATGTACCAGCTGAAGCTGTTCCTGAAGCACCAGTTTTTGCCTGGTTGTTTACTTCTCTTACTACTTCTCTGTTGATTTCAGCAAGGATTTCTGATGATAGAATGTTTGCTAATTCTGATTCAGCGTCAAGACCGTGGATTGCTTTTAAGTCTTGTGCTAATTCAAGAGTGTATTCTGCTTTTAATGCTCTGGAAACAGCAGTCACAGTTGATTTCTCAATTGTGAAAGACATTTGTGCGAAGCTGTTAGTAGCTGCATCGCCTAATGCCTCAGCTGTTGCTGTGCTCATACCAGTTGATGTTGCATTTTCATATGCACTTGAACTGGCAAATGGATTTCCTTCTGGATCAGAATCAACACCAGCGTTATCTGTATCAGCAGCTGCTGAGAACGCAGTTCTCGGCTCGTTGATACCTAAAGCTTCTGATTGTGCTAATCTGTTTCCTGATGGATAATCTTGATATCTTGCTTTCATAGCAAAGATAAGTCCTGTTGGACCAGTCATTGGTTGAACACCGCAAATGTCGTAAGCAACGAGATTTGGCATAGCTCTTCGAACTAGTGAGATTAG